CAATGATGGTTCAACTGTTCAGATTTACAGAGGTGCTATCAATATCGTCAAGAATAAAGTATTCTTTGCTGAAGCTCCTAGAGGAAATACAAGAGCAAGAAGAAACGAAAGCAATCTTCCCTATGTGAGATCACAATATTCAGGAAGAACTTTCTTAAGATCAAACTATGATACCAATGTATTGTTTGATGATATTTCAGACCAATTTACTGGTATTGGAAAAACTTATACAATGACTGCACAGGGTATCAATACATCTGGTGTTGAAGTTGGAAATGGAATTGTCTTTATCAATGGAGTATTCCAGACACCAACAACAATCAACAATACTGGAAATAACTATGAGTTTGAAAATGATAATGTTGCTGGTATTTCCAGTATCGTATTTACTGGAATTACGTCTACAGATGGAACATATATTAAGTCTGATTTTGATATAAATCAGAATCAACTTCCAAGAGGGGGAATGATTGTTTCTCTCGGGTCTACACCTGGTCTTGGATATGCTCCACTTGTTGGTGCTAAAGTAAGAGCAGAATTGGATGGAAGTGGAACAATTACTAATATTGTCGGCATTCACACTGTTGGAACTCCAGTAGCAATTACAACAGCAGCATACAATAAGATTTCTGGTATTCTTGAAGTCGAAACTTCATCTGCCCACGGATTGGAAGGTGGTGATAGAGTTAAACTCGTCGGTTTGGCATTTACTTGCCCAAGTGGTTCTGGAATTACAACAACAATCTTCCCAGACCATGACCGTTCCCTTGATATTGTTAATATTCTATCGTCCACAAAATTAAATATTAATGTTGGACCAAGCACAATAACTCATTACTATGTCGGTCTTGGTAGTGTATACCCACATTATAGTCTCAACATTGGTTCTGGATATAGAGAGCCCGTTTCTATTGCTGTAACTGATGCAAATCACACTGGAACTGAAGCAAGTATCTCCGCAGTTGTTGGGGCAGGTGGTACTCTTGGATTTGTAATTAATGATGGTGGCAGTGGATATGTCGATCCATACATCAGAATACCTGAGCCAATTTATGAAAACTTAGAGATAGTTGGTGTTTCTAGACTTGGTATTGGACCAACAACTGATACTGGAGAAAATCTTCTTATGAATGTTAAGATTGGATCTGCCAGCACCAATGTTGGCATTGGTTCCACTCTGTTCTTGGTAGAATCTTTCGAAATAACCAGACCTGGATATTCTTTCCAAGTTGGTGATATATTCAAACCAGTCGGTCTTGTTACTGCTCTTGGTTTCGCGCAACCAGTATCAGAATTCCAACTCGAAGTTGTAGAAACATTCAATGACAGATTCTCGGCATGGTCATTTGGTGAAACTGATTATATTGATAGCATACAGTTCTTACAAAATGGAAGCAGAAAAAGATTCCCACTTTACTACGTTGGTCAACTATTAAGTTTCGAAATTGATCCAGATAATCCTTTATCTGGCGCAATTGACTTGGATTCTCTTCTCCTGATATTCGTTAATGGTGTTCTGCAGCAACCTAATGTTGCATATCAGTTTAATGGCGGTACGTCATTTACATTCACTGAAGCACCAAAAGAGTCTGACAAAGTTGATATTTTCTTCTACCTCGGTCAAGATGGTGTAGATATTGAATTGGTTGATATCAATGAAACAGTTAAGATTGGAGATGATGTTTTTGTCAATAAGCATCCGCTTTATGAGTCTACAGTAAGTCAGCTCCGTAGCAGAAGTATTGCTGATATTTTCGGTTCCGATAGCATTGAAACTGACATTTACGTTGGTAATGGAATTGATGAAGTTACATTCAAACCAATTGAGTGGACCAAACAAAAAGTTGACAAATATGTGAAAGGTGACATCATCTACAAGACAAGAGATTCTTTAGAACCAAGAATTTATCCAACAGCAAGAATTATTGGCGATTTAAACACTACAACATCCGAAATCTTTGTAGACGATGCACAATTCTTCAACTATGAGGAAAATAATTATGGAATTACAATTGATACTTTTGGAGCGTTGATTATAGATTCTGTTGACCCAGTATCTGCAGCATTTACATCAACCGTTTCTGCTGCTGGAACAGTTTCGTCGATAACAATCACCAATCCTGGTCTTGGATATTCGACAACATCAGTTCCAGTTAAGTTCTCTGCTCCATCAGTTATTGGTGTTGGTGTTGGAACAACTGCCACCGCAACGGCAACAATTTTGAATGGTAGCGTGGTTTCTGTCAATATTACAAATGCTGGTTTCGGATACACCACGTCTAACCCACCACAAATTATAATAGAAGTTCCAAAAGCATCTAAGGAAACTATTAGTTCCATTGAAAATGTTCAGGGATTCTCTGGAATTATTACAGGAATAACCACAACAACAGGAACAGGTGGACATCCCCTCGCACTGAAGATTAATTTCAGAGCAAATGCTGCCGATGCTAATGATTTGCAGGCAGGTTATCCAATACTTGTCTATAACACAACAATTGGCACTGGCGTAACTTCTGTCAACAGTGAAGATAGTTCCGTTGTTGGAATAGGAACAAGATTCTTAGATAACATTTACATTGTCAATTCTAAGACAAACAATGGTCCAGATGCTGAAATTATCTGCAATATTCATACAAACAGCAATGTTGTTGGAATAACAACTACATCTGGCGGAAACATCTCTTGGGGAAGAATTTACAACTATGCATCCAGAACAAATCCAATTTCTATTGGTGTAACTGGATTGGTTGTAGACTCTGGATTGTCAACTTTCCCAACAATCCAAAGAAGAGATTTTGGTTATAGAAATAATGGTTCGATTAGAAAACTTTCTAACACCCCGTAACCAGATATAAATACATAAAAAAAGTTCAAAATGCCAGCACTTGTTACTGATAAATTTAGAATTCTGAATGCCAGTAATTTTGTAGATTCTGTTGAAGCGTCTTCTAATTCATATTACATTACAGTAAGCCTGCCAAATCCTTCTATCACTGGATATGGCAGGACCTCTACGTGGAACACAAATCCACCGGCACCTGTTGATAGTTTTTCTTACAACAGTCATGCAGGTGATGTTGTTTTGTATGGAAAGAAGATATCTTCCGCTAATATTAGAAGAATTGTTAAAAGAATTGATTGGGCAGCAGGAAATAGATATGAAATGTACAGGGATGATTATAGCATCCTAAATCCTTCACCATTAACAAACGCATCAAGACTCTATGATGCTAATTATTATGTAATGAACTCCGATTATAGAGTTTATGTTTGTATTGAAAATGGTTCTGATGGGACAAATCTGAAAGGAAATATATCACAAGATGAACCAACTTTCACCGACTTAGAACCATCTAGAGCAGGTGATAGTGGAGACGGTTATATTTGGAAATATCTGTTTACTATTTCCCCTAGCGATATTATTAAATTTGATTCTACAGAGTATATTACAGTTCCTAATGGTTGGGCAACATCAACCGATTCTCAAATTAGATCTGTAAGAGAATCTGGGGATTCTTCCGTAAACTCCAATCAAATTAAAACTGTTTACATTGAGAAATCTGGTTCAAACTACTCTAATGGTTTGGGACAGGAATTAGACATTATTGGAGATGGAACTGGAGGTAGAGTTAGAGTTGATGTAGAAGGTGGAAAGATTACAAATACTGTTGTTACCTCTGGTGGAAAAGATTATAGTTACGCACTGGTAGATTTGGGTTCAATTAACTCAAATACAACTGGAACTAGTGCGAAATTAGTTCCTATCATACCACCATCAAAAGGTCATGGATATGATGTTTACAGTGAATTGGGAACTGATAAGGTTTTAGTTTATGCAAGATTTGATGATTCCACTAAAGACTTCCCAGTTGATACAAGTTTTGCTCAAGTTGGTATTGTAAAAAATCCAACTGCTGTTGGAACTGACCAAATTTATACAAATAATACTTTTAGTGGATTATATTCGTTGAAGTTTTCTTCGATTACAGGAACTCCTGTTGTTGGTGAAAAAATTCAACAGGTCGTTTCTGGTGGGGTCGGTAGAGCATATGGTTATGTTGCTTCTTGGGATAGTGAAACCAAAGTTTTAAAATATTTCCAAGATAGGTCTTTGTTCTACAACCAGACAACACTTGATCAGCAGGACTATGTTGGAATATCTACCAATGGTAGAGTTTATAGTTTTGAGTCATCCGCAAACTTAGTTAGCGGACAAAATTCATCTTTCAATGGTTCCATTGATACTGGATTCTCTGGAATCAGTACAAATCCAACAGGGACCAAGTTGATAAATCTGGGTGTTAATTTCACTAGTGGATTGGCAAGTCCAGAGATAAATAAAGGATCAGGAGATTTAATTTATCTAGACAATAGACCTAGCATTTCTAGGAACTCCCGCCAAAAGGAAGACATCAAAGTTATACTGGAATTTTAAACCATGCCACAGAAGACAAACCTAAACGTAAATCCTTATTATGATGATTTTGATAAGGATGATAATTTTTATAGAGTTCTTTTTAAGCCTGGATACCCAGTTCAGGCAAGAGAATTAACAGGTCTTCAGTCAATTTTACAAAACCAAATAGAATCTTTCGGAAGCCATCTCTTCAAAGAAGGTTCTATGGTAATTCCTGGCGGGGTTACTTGTGATAATGCTTTCACAACGGTGAAAGTGAATTCAGATCATCTTGGTGTAGATATCACAGTATACATTGACTCTTTAGTTAAAGGAAATGATGGGAAAGGTACAACTGTAAGAGGTGAAACCTCAGATGTTGTCGGAACAATTAAAGGATATCTGCTTCCACCAGAAGAGGGTGTAGAAGAGATTACCCTCTTTGTTAAGTATCGTGATGGTGCTTCTGATGGTGAAGGTGTTGAATTTGAAGATGGAGAAGTATTAATACTTGAAGAAAATGTTACTTATGGTAACACCACTTTAAACTCTGGCGATACTGTATTAACAATATTATCAACAGACGCCACTAAGACTGGTTATGCTGTCGGTGTTGCTGAAGGTGTTTATTTTATCAGAGGAACTTTTGTTGATGTTCCAACATCTCAGATTATTCTCGATCCATATGATAACGAACCATCATATAGAGTTGGATTTGATATCCTTGAAGAGATTGTTACTTCGGATGACGATACATCTTTAAATGACAATGCAAAGGGATTTACAAATTATGCAGCACCTGGTGCTGATAGACTGAAAATCAGTGTTAGATTAGCGAAAAAGCAACTAACAGATTTTGATGATACTGATTTTATCGAACTTGTTAAGGTTGATAATGGTGTTATTAAAAAGTTACAAAATACTTCTGAATACAATGTAATTAAAGATTACTTTGCTAAAAGAACTTTTGAAGAGTCTGGAAGTTATGCTGTAGACTCATTTACTGTAGACGTTGTAGAATCACTAAACAACGAAACTGGTAATGGTGGTCTTTATAGAGAAGACCAAAAGACGGACCAAGGAAATATTCCTAGTGATGACCTGATGTGCGTCAGAGTTTCTGCTGGAACTGCTTACGTTAGAGGATTTGATGTAGATTTGGTTGGTTCTACAATTGTTGATGTAGAAAAACCAAGGAGCACTAAAAGAATCAATCAAGCACTCGTTCCTTTTGGAATGGGAAGTCTTTTAAAGGTCAATAACGTTCTCGGTGTTCCATATTTCAATATTGGAGCTCCTGTTGGAAGTGGTGACAATACAATTTCTCTTTATAATAGAAGAAGAAATACTTCCATCACAAACGCAGGAACTGGTTTAAAGATTGGTGAGGCAAGAGTATATTGGTATGGTGTTTCAGATGCTTCGTATTCAAATGCAGCAACTGAGTGGGATTTGTATCTGTTTGATATACAAACTTACACTACATTATATCTTGGAAAAGAATACAGCACTTCAGAAGTTCCACTGACTTCTTTTGTCAGAGGATTGTCCAGTGGAGCAACTGGTTATCTTTCAGAAAAACCAACTGGTTCAGCATTTAGTTTATCTCAGACTGCTGGAACATTCTTGGTGGGTGAGCAAGTTATCATTAACGAAAATCCCCAACTCAAAGTCGCTATTCAAGATATTGCTACTTATAGTGTTGAAGATATCAAGTCCGTTTATCAAGATTCTGATACGCTAAACACCGCTCTCCAAACTGATTTTATTGCCGATGCTGTTCTTTATGAAAGAACTCCACCCAATTTTTCAATTACCGATAAACTGACAATCAGTGGAGGAACTACAGGAACGGTTCCTGGAAGATTCTTCAATGCGGTAACAGGAATCAAAACTGAAGCAATTATCAAATATCAGACTACTGGTGAGACTATTCCAAACTTTAATAGAATTACCTCAATAGCGGCAAACGGAACTTCTATTAGTGTTGGTGCTCTTGATTCTACTGTTGCTGGTGTAGCAAGAGCAAACGTTGATAATGGAGATTCTGTATTTTCACTGATGGTTCCAAAGATTCTCAATCTTGGATCATCTGGTCTTTATTCGGAACTTCCAGAACCTAATATTGCTTCTGTTGACCTTGCTCAGTCCGAACTGACAATCTCCAAGCAATTGACAGGAAAGAGCACCAGCTCTACTGGTACTATTACTTTAACAACTACAGATGCTCTCGATGCTAGTGCTGGTATTACTAGTGTCTTCTTTGAAGCATTTGATGCTGAAAGATATTCGGTACACTATGATGATGGAACCACAGAAAGTCTAACTTCAGACCAGTTTACACTGGGCGCAAATGGAGATACAATCACTCTGTCTAATCTTAAGGTTAGTGAGTCTAATGTTACCATTGTCACAACATTAAAGAAGAGACAAGTTAGCAATAAATCTAAGAATTTCGTAAGAAGTCGCCAAGTTTCTGTTACAAGAACAAGTGGTATTTCTACTGCGACTGGTTTGACAACAAGCAATTATTATGGTTTAAGAGTTGAAGATGATAATATTTCTCTCAATGTTCCAGATGTAGTCAATGTTCGTGCTATTTACGAATCGACAACTAATTCTGCTCCCACATTAGACAAATTAACATTTGCTATTGGATTGGGATTGGATACTAATGCCATTACAGGTGAGAAAATTGTAGGTAAGGATAGCAGAGCGGTAGGACAGGTAGTTAACAAAACATCTACATCTGTTGATTTTGTTTATTTAAATGAGAACAGATTTGAGATTGGTGAAAATGTAGAATTTAAAGATTCTTCTATTAATGCCGTAATTCAAGATGTTACCAACGGTAGTTATGTAGATAAGACTACTAACTATACACTCAATAAGGGTCACAAACATCAGTATTGCGATTATTCGAGAATTGTCAGAAAGGCAGGAAGTTCTATTCCATCAAGACAACTTTTAGTAATCTATGATTGCTATCAAGTTACACCTGGAAATAGTGGAGATTTCTTTACTGTAAATTCTTATACTGAAGAAAGGTATAAGAATGATATTCCATCACTTCCCAATGGAATTCGCACATCAGATTTACTTGACTTTAGACCAAGGGTCTCAGAATTTGACCCGTCAACAGCAACGGGTTCGCCATTTGCTTTTAGTAGCAGAGCGTATGAGTCTAACTTCAGATACGTAGTAACTCCAGATGAAACATCGTTTATTGGATATAGTTACTATCTTCCAAGAATAGATCTTGTATCTCTCAATAGACTTGGTGAGATTGAGGTCATTCAGGGAGAACCAAGCGATACTCCACAAGCACCTATTCTTGCTGATGATGCGATGGAAATCGCTCAAATTAGACTTCCAGCATACCTCTTCAACACAACTAAGAGTCCACAAATTCTTCTGAGAGATAACAGAAGATTTACAATGCGTGACATCGCAAAACTTGAAGAGAGAATTGAGAATCTTGAAGAAGTCACAAGTCTTTCATTACTGGAGTTGAGTGCTAAAACTTTAGAAGTAACCGATGCAAATGGTCTGAATAGATTCAAGTCTGGATTTATCGTTAGTGACTTTAAGGATAAGAGTCTTGCTGACCCAAGATATACAACTATTGATATTGACAAGGCAAATGCTAATGCTATTGCTCCTGTTGACTTCTGGTCAATGCCAGCAGAATTGGCACTTGATGCAGGAATTGATAGAAATAAAGCAGACCTGTCTCAAAATCTCAAACTTCTTGATCCAAATATTCAGAAAACTGGAGATCTTTTAACACTCAAGTATTCTGAAGTAGATTGGTTAGAGCAACCACACGCTACAAACGCTGAAAATGTAAACCCATTCAATGTTATTGTATTTGTTGGTGGTGTTACGCTCGACCCACAAGCAGACAATTGGACCAGAACAATTTACATTAATGACCAAAGAACTGAATCAACTGGTGCTAAGTGGGTACAAGAAGCAAGTGTAACTGTAGATGTTGACAATAAAACAGAATATGTAACCTACAGAACAGGTGGCGGTAGAGGTGAAAAAACTACAAGAGCGTTCACTACAACCACTACCACTACAACAACTAGATATACTCCTAAACTCACTGGACCATCTAGAGAGTTTGATTATGTTGAGAACGTAAAAGTCTCTAGCACTGTTGATCCATTTATGCGTTCCAGAAACGTATACTTTGCTGCCAATGGTCTGAGACCATTTACCAAGCACTATCATTATCTCGATAATCAGCAAGTTGACCTTTTACCAAAACTTTGCGAAATCACAATGCAGTCAGGCACATTTACTGTGTTTGAAGATGCTGATGTTTTCTATGGTGGTAAGAAGATTGGTTATGTAAGATTGCAAAAACCAAACCATAAGTTTGGAGATACGTCAAGACCAGATATCGCAGCAGGATTAGGTTCACCAGCTGTTGCTGTTGAAGAATATACTGTTGACCCATATGATAGAAACAGATCAGCACCTGGAAATTCTTACTCGGCAACATCAAAACTGATTAACTTTGATACCAGATCGATTGCTTCTCAAGAAAAATATTATGGTTATGTTCCTTCTGGAGCACGTATTGTCGGTAGAACTAGTGGTGCTGTAGCGACAGTTAGTAAGTCTGAACTGATTTCCGATAACTGGGGTGACATTATCGCTTGCTTCTTCTTCAGAGATCCAAATACTAGCCCTCAACCACCAGTAAAAGTTAGAAGTGGTTCTAAGACTGTAAGAGTCACTGCTGTACCACCAGGAGTAACTCCAACACCAGGTTCTACAGTATTCTCCAGTGAATCAATTGGTCAATACAGTGGTTCTGGAACCATTGTTACTCAGGAGACCACTCGTGTTGCTGTAAGAAATCCACCCAAACCAGCAGCGAAGAAGACTGAAGTTAATGTTCAAGTTAAGGCACCTCATAGAGACCCATTAGCACAAACATTCACAGTTGATGGTAAAGGAGCATTCCTCACATCATTCGATTTGTATTTTGCTAAGAAAGACGACAATGCAAAACTGTTCGTAGAACTGAGAACAGTAGAATTGGGAACTCCTACATCATTCTTAGTACAAGATTTCACTCAAGTTTCATTGAATCCTAAAGATATCAATGTTTCTAATGATGCTTCAGTCCCAACCAGAGTTAAGTTCCCATCACCAGTCTTCTTAGAATCTGGTAAAGAATACGCAATTGTTATTCTTTCGCCAGCATCTGATAAGTATGAGATGTGGGCAGCAACTATGGGTAAGAAGACTGTAAGAACACAGAATCTTCCAAATGTCCAGAATGTAATCGTTGCTAAGCAGTATATTGGCGGAAGTTTGTTCAAGTCCCAAAATGGAACTATTTGGACAGCAAGTCAATATCAAGACCTCACATTCAAACTGTATAAAGCAAAGTTTGTTAAGAATGGAACTTTAACATTCTACAACTCTGATGTTACTCCAAATGGAAGCAATGTTTCTATTCTCCAGAATAATCCTATTGAAGGACTTCCAAGAAAACTGAAACTTCCTATCTCTGGAACTTTAGACGCAAATGTTGTACCAGGTGTCAAAATTGGTGAAGGAACAAGTCCAAGTATCAATGGTTTCGTAGAAAACCTTGGTGGTCCTGTTGGAGTTGTGACTACCATCGAATCTGGATCTGGATATCCAACAGGAACATTTACAGGAGTATCTCTTTATTCTATTTCTGGAAATGGTACTGGAGCAGAAGCAACTATTCAGTTTATAAATGGCACTATTGATAACTACAGCATAACCAACACTGGAAACGGATATGTTGAAGGGGAAGTTCTTGGTATTACAACCAGCACTATTTCCTCTGGAAGTGCTAGCGGTGGTGGAAGTGGTGCTAAACTTGGTGTTAAGACTCACGGAACAACAGATACAATTTATCTGACTAATGTTCAGGGAGAAAACTTCACAAATTCGGTAACACTTCAATACTATACCAATCCTAATGATGAATCGAGTAGGACTACAGCAACTGCTACAGTTAATGGAACTTCAAGTTTGATTGATGACAAGTATTCTGGAAACCTCTTCAGAGTCAAACAGTACAATCATGCTCACCATGGCGGTAATAACAAAATTGTTGTTACTGATGTAAAACCAGACAGAGAAAAGGTAAAACTTACTGCTGATTTTGGTTTAAACGATACCATTGTCTCTGTAGCCAATACTGCAGTATTTGCTACATTTGAAGGAATTACAACCAGTCGTGGATATGCTCTGATTCAGAATGAAGTTGTTGAATATACAAGCATTACTGCTGGATCTGCTGGAGCAGGTACACTTACAATTTCATCCAGATCTTTGAATGGAACGGTATCGATTCCTTATTCTAAGGATATTGATATTCAACCATATGAAGTGAATGGTGTTTCATTGATGAGAATCAACAAAACACACGATATTCCATCAACATATTACGCTATGGAGAATTCTAATATTGATAACTACTTCTTAGAATTTGATAGAACATCTCCAACAAATAGAAGCAGTGGAAGATCAATGTTGAGTTTTGCTGCACAGAAAGGATTTGGTGGAAATTCAGTTGGTATTTCTCAGAACCATCAGTTCAGTTCTATCCAACCAATTTTCAATGTTATTACTCCTGGAAAAGGAACTGCAGTAAGCAGTCAAATCAGAACTATTTCTGGAACAAGTGCTGGAGGAACAGAAGTTTCATTCGTTGACCAAGGTTATGAAGCAGTTCCTCTTAATAGAGTATTGCACTTCAAGACACCAAGAATGGTTGCTTCCAGAATCAATGAGACCACCAGATTAACATCATTACCACTCAATAAATCACTCACAATGAGAGTTGATTTTAGAACAGATGATGAAAATCTGTCTCCAGTAATGGACATTCAAAATTCCACCTTTATTCTTGGTAGAAATAAGACTAATAATCCAATCGGTGACTATGTGACTGACAGTAGATCAAATGCCATCTTGGGTGATCCTCACGCTGCCGTTTTCGTAACTCAATCGATTTCATTACAACAACCTGCCACCAGTTTGAAAGTTATTGTCGCAGCAAACAGACAAGAAGATGCTGACTTTAGAGTTTTCTATAGACTCTTTAAGGCAGATTCTACCGAAATTCCACAAAATTATGTACCATTCCCTGGATATGATAACTTGATTGATACTGATGGCGATGGATTTGGCGATCGTGTAATTGATGCAAATAAGAATAGTGGAAGAGCGGATGCTTACGTTCAACCAAGTGATGCTCTCTCATTTAGAGAATATCAGTTCACTGCCAACAACTTAGATCAATTTACTGGATTCGCAATTAAAATTGTAATGTCTTCCAAGAATGAATCCACTCCAGTAAAACTGAAAGACTTCAGATGTATTGCTCTTGCCTGATATGACTGATTCACATAATAACTCGGAAAAGGAATTAATTCCAGTCAAAGGGCATACTAACCTTTTCCGAGACAAAAACACTGGTGCTATTGTTAATAGTGATACTTCCGCTTATTCTAACTATATTAGAATGAAGGAGCAAAAACAGAAGGAAAGAAATGAACTAGATACTATTAAAAGTGACATTGAAGAAATCAAATCTCTATTAAGGGAGCTTACTAATGGATCCAGACAAAATTAATCTAGAAAATTTGAGCAAAAGTTTCGAGTATTTCAAACTAGCATCAGAGGTTGACAAGATTGAATCTGTTGAAGAACTGAGAAATCTTGCCAAATCATACATAAAACTCTACTTTAAACAGCAGGAAGTTGTACACACTTTAGGACTCCAAGGAATATAAATACTTCTTAGATCCTGAACTTGTATATAAATGGCTGAAATTAAAGTCAGAGTAGGGCAACAACCAGCGGTTAAAGTTATTTCCTCGCTTGCAGGTGCTCAAGGTCTGTCTTTATCTGAGTTGAGTGACGTTAATGCAACCAATTTACAAAATGGTATGGTTCTTGTATATAACGGTAGTACACAGAAGTGGGATGCCACACTCACCCTAACTCCAGGGGCAACACAGAATTTAGACATTAACGGGGGAAATTTCTAAATGGCAAGTATTATTAGGATCAAAAGATCCTCAGGCACTAATAAACCATCTAGCCTGCAGTGGGGTGAATTTGGATACGTAACAGGTATCGGTAGTTACGGCGGTCTTAATCAATATAAGGATAGAATTTTCATAGGTGATGATGGCACTAACGTTAACCCCGTTGGTGGTTATTATTACACATCGATGATGGAGCACACTCCAGGTGCTATCGATGGAATTCAAAATACTAGAAATCAAGATAATGGCGTTGTCGCCGTTCTTGCTCCAGCAACAAACTCTGGTCTTGGGGGAGCATCCTCTCTCAAAGTAGACCAGTGGAACGTAGATAATATAAGAATTGATGGAAGTATTATTTCATCAACAAATACCGATGGTGACATTACCATTGATCCTGCAGGTATTGGTAGTGTTATCATACCTGATGATACCTATGTAACTTTTGGCAATGATAAGAACGTAGCAATGCGCTACGATGAAGCAGGTCATGATAGATTTGAAGTAGAAGGTGCTGATTGGTTCTTTGATGGTGGCGTTCAAATCACAATTGGTGATTCCACCCAATCTAATGATAAAAATACAGGTGCCTTAGTTGTAGAAGGTGGTGTTGGAATTGAGAAGAATCTGAATGTTGGTGGAACAATAATTGTTGAGGGTTCTTCAATATTTGATTCAATCAAAATTGAAGACAATGTAATTTCCAGTCTTTCGGGAAGTGGAGATACAATTTACATTGATCCATATCCCGATGGTTTGAGTAATGAAGGTACGGTTGTTGTAAAAGGTAACCTTCAAATTGATGGAACAACAACATCTGTAAACTCAACATCAGTTGATGTAAACGACCCAATCATTGTTCTTGGTGATGTAACTAGTGTCAGAACGGTTATGGAAACCGTTGTATCTGGTGTAAGTACAATCAGACTTGATTCTGTTGTTGGAATCAATACTGGTGATATTATTAGTGGGAATGCAGGTCTCAATGTTGGTGCTGCCAATACTGTTACAGCATACGATTCAGTAAATAAGATTATCACTTTAACTGATGCTACTATTTCTGGTATTTCTACAACAGCACAACTGACAATTACTCACGCATTTGACACCAATACTGACCGTGGTATTGGATTTAATTATAACACCAGTAGTGGAACATCAAACAATAAAATTGGTTTCTTTGGTTTAGATGATAGTTCTATTGCTGACAGTACCGTAACAACTTTAACTCACGGTACTCACGCTGATGACAGTAGAAGATGGACCTACGTTCCAGATGCTTCGATTACTAATAGTGTCGTTGCTGGAACAAAAGGATTCTTAGATGTTAAAGGTATCTACTATCAGTCTGGTGATTTCAGCACCAATGGTGTTGTATTCTTTGATGATACTGGATTACAAAGATCCACAAATAATCCACAATCACCAACTATTACTTCAAAGCAGGTATTAACTGCTGTTACAAAGAATACGTTGGTTGTTAATAACGCAGTTACTCTGTCCGTTGGAGACGTTGTTAAGCAAGATACAACAAATGCTTATGGAATTGTTGAGTCTGCTGTAACAGGCGGAACTACAATTGACCTTGTAGGAGTTGAAGGAACTTTCGATGCTTCTAATAACCTTAGAAGAGAAGGGCAGAATGGATTTATCTCCAATCTTTCCTCTGTACCCAACACGGTTACAACCATATATACTAATAAACCAACCTGGACCTCAACATTAGATGGAGGAAGCTTTTAATTAATGGAAAATCAGAATGAAGTGGATGTGAATGTTTTGGTTAAACTTTACAATTCCAAATTAGCAACTTTGACAAATCAAAATGTATTGCTTGAAGCAAAATTAGCAACTCTGACTCAGGACTATAAAAGTCATATTGAAGCATTGATAGAAGAGAATGCTGATTTGAAGCAACAATTAGAAGAGAAGGCGGAGTAAGGAATGGCAAAACCATCAACTAGACAAGAACTAATTAATTATTGCTTTCGACAACTTGGTGCTCCAGTATTAGAAATTAACGTCGATGACGACCAAGTTGACGATCTAGTTGATGATGCCATTCAATATTTCAACGAACGTCATTATGACGGCGTTGAAAAAATGTATCTTAAGTATAAAATTACTCAAGATGATGTTGATAGGGGAAAAGCATCGGGAACGAATGGAGTGGGAATTGTCACCACTACAGGAACTTCTACAATAACTGGTTATGGAACAACAACTTTTAATTTCTATGAAAACTCCAATTACATACAAGTACCAGAATCTGTAATTGGAATTGAAAAGATATTTAAGTTTGACACCAGTTCTATTTCTGGTGGAATGTTCAGCATTAAATATCAACTGTTTTTGAATGACTTATACTACTTTAACTCGGTAGAACTTTTACAATACTCAATGGTAAAATCATATCTTGAAGATATTGATTTCCTCCTAACCACAGATAAGCAAGTAAGATTCAATAAGAGACAAGATAGATTGTATCTTGATATTGATTGGGGGTCTCAAGATGCTGGCGATTTCTTAGTTCTTGAGTGCTATAGGGCATTAGATCCAGCATCATTCTCACAAATTTATAATGATAGTTTCCTCAAAAAATACTTGACCGCTTTAATTAAGAGACAATGGGGTCAGAATCTCAGTAAGTTTAAAGGTGTTAAACTTCCTGGAGGTATTGAGTTAAATGGTGGAGAAATCTATCAAGCGGCGGAACAGGAACTAGCAGATATTAGATCAAGAATGGCAATGGAATATGAACTTCCACCTCTCGACTTTATTGGATAATGGCACTTAATCCCTTTTTCTTACAAGGAACCGCTTCTGAGCAAAGACTTGTTCAGGATATTGTTAATGAGCATTTGAGATTTCATGGAATAGAAGTTATATACATTCCTAGAAAGTATGTTAATAAAAAGACTATTTTAGAAGAGGTTCAATCATCAAGATTTGACGATAATTTTGCTATTGAAGCATATTTGAATAATTATGATGGATATGGCGGCGCAGGAGATATATTAACTAAGTTTGGAATGAGTATAAGGGATGAACTCATTCTTACGATATCAAAAGAAAGATTTGAGGACTTCATATCACCATTTATGTCTGGACTAGATGACGAAAGTGGTGAGGGAGAGATTATACTTTCTACCAGACCAAGAGAAGGAGACCTTATCTACTTCCCATTAGGGCAGAGACTTTTTGAAGTGAAATTTGTAGAGCATGAAAATCCTTTCTTCCAGTTAGGTAAAAATTATGTTTTTGAGTTGAAATGTGAACTCTTTGAATACGAAGATGAAATTATTGATACTTCAATCGAAGAAATTGATATTCAGGCTCAGGAAGAAGGATATATTACTACGCTAAGATTGATTGGAGTTGGTGCAACAGCAACAGCTTCTGCATCATTATCTGGTTCTGTTCCTAGTGGATATATAAAGGAAATATTCTTAAATAACGACGGTGCTTTATATACTTCTGCTCCTGTAGTAGCAATTAGCACTTCTCCAACTGGTCAACCAGGTGACAATGCTCAGGCGGTAGCATTTATACACAAAAAGGGAGATGTTACCTCCGTTGAGAAAATATTACTTACCAATGCTGGTGCTGGATATACTGCCCCACCAACGATTACAATAAGTGGTGGTGGTGGAATTGGTGCTGCAGCGACTTGTTCAATCGAAACAACTTATAATGGTGTTGTAAGATTTACCGTACTTGATGGAGGTTCTGGATTTGGGACTTCTCCAGTTGTTACTGTTGCAGCTCCAGGAGAAATAGCATTGTCTGGTGTTGGACAAACTGCCGTTGGAATAGCTTCCATAGGAGTTCAAGGAGGCACTAACGTTGTTAAATCAATTTACATATCAAATCCAGGATTTGGTTATACTGCCACAACAACGGTAACAATTTCCGACCCAGAGAGTATTTCTGGGACTGGAGTCTATTATTTCAATGAGGTTATTTACGGATCTAGGTCTAAAACAGAAGCAAGAGTTAAGGAGTGGGATGAAGATACTAAGATTCTTAAAATTTCTAATGTAAGTATTGGATCTACACAACTGGGATTCTTTGCTGGAGAAAATATCATTGGAAAAGACTCTGGAGCAGTATACACTCTCCAAACTTATACACAAGATGATACCTATGATAAATACACTGAAAATGATGAATTTGAAACTCTTGGTGATGACATTGTAGATTTCACCGAGACTAACCCATTTGGTACGTATTAATGCTAGGAACTTATTATTATCACGAGATAATACGAAAAACAATTATAGCGTTTGGTACGCTATTTAATGATATTCATATCAGACATCAGAACCAGAGTGGTAATGATATTAGTGATATAAAAGTTCCACTTGCTTATGGTCCAAGTCAAAAATTCTTAGCAAGAGTTACTCAGCAACCAGAACTGAACAAACCAGTTCAAATTACGATGCCAAGAATGTCATTTGAAATGACATCGATTCAGTATGATCCAACAAGAAAATCAAGTCTTATTCAAACATTTAAGACTTGCGACGATGGGAGCAAGGCAAAGAAGGTGTTTATGCCGGTTCCATATAATATCGGATTTGAGTTGAATATTCTTTCAAAGTTAAACGATGACTCTTTACAGATAATTGAGCAGATTCTTCCATATTTTCAACCACACTTTAATCTTACAGTTGACTTAGTAGATTCTATTGGTGAGAAAAGAGATGTTCCAATTATTCTGGAATCAGTAAGTTTCCAAGATGATTATGAAGGAAATTTTGATACAAGAAGAGCATTGATTCACACTCTTCAGTTTATGGCAAAAACATATTTGTTTGGTCCTATTTCCGACAGCAGCGATGGACTTATTCGTAAGGTTCAGGTTGATATGTATACTAGCACTGATGTAGCTACTGCCAAACGTGAAATGAGGTATACAGTTCAACCCGATCCATACTCAGCAAATCCAGGAGATAGTTTTGGATTTGATGAGGAGTGGACTTTCTTCTCTGACGGAAAGGAATATAGCCCAACACGCCAAACCGATATTAACTAATAACTATGACTGATAATTATGATTCCATTGACAAGGCACTCAATATTGAGAGTAGCATTGTTGAAGCAGAAAGAGTGGAGATTCAAAAACCACCAATCCCTGCCGATAGAAATGATATTAGAAAAGATTATGAATACACCCGTGCCAATCTATATTCACTTATAGAGAAGGGTCAGGAAGCGATTAATGGGATTATGGAACTTGCCGGTGAAAGCGCAAGTCCAAGAGCATATGAGGTTGCTGGACAACTGATTAAGAGTGTTGCTGATACTACAGATAAGTTAGCAGATCTTCAGAAAAAACTCAAAGATTTGGAAGAAGATACTGTCAAACAAACAACCAATAATGTTACAAATAATGCTTTGTTTGTTGGTTCTACATCAGAACTTTCAAAACTACTCAAGCAAGGTTTTCTAAATAATAATGATACCAAGAAATAATAATGGCAAAGAAGTCCTGTAAGAAAGGATACTACTATTGTTTCACTTCTGAGAAGTGTAAAAAGATTCCTAGGGGATGGCACCTTATGGCATCTACAGGACGTATTATGAAGGATAGTGAGCATAAGGAAGAAGAGGAAACCAAAAAGAATGGCAATGGTACAAATGGCAATGGAAGTGGGAATGGGGACTCTTCTGGGAGCTCTAATGGTGGAGGAGTATCAGAGGGTTGGAGTGCAAAATACAAGAAGTCCATCGATTGCGATAATCCAAAAGGTTTCTCACAAAGAGCACACTGTCAAGGAAAAAAGAAAGTGAACGAAGCAAAAGAAAGGGGTGACCACGAAGTTTCGATGGCACAATCTCAGTTGGCAAAAACTGAGAGAAACATTAAAATACTTCGCAAAGCACTCGGTAAAAAAGAAAAAAATATTCCTGCTTGGCTTCAGGCGAAGATTACTGATACTGAGCACAATATGGATGCAGCTGCTGGTTACATGGAGAAACCTCTTGAAGAAGCAAACAAAAGTGGTGATAGTTCTTTGCGTGACTGGTTTACTAAGAGTCGCGCTTCTGATGGCACCCCTGGTTGGGTTCAACTGGGTGGTAAATACGCAGGAAAACCCTGTGCCAAACAACCAGGACAAAAAACCAAACCAAAGTGTGGTTCAAGTAAAATGAAGGCAGATCTCTCCGATAAAGAAGAGGAGAAAGCGTTCCGTCGTAAGAATCGTAAAGATAAGAATCCAAATCGTAGAGGAAAAGCAAAGAACGTTTCAACAGAATCATATGAAATTGGTGGAGAGCAACTGAACGAACTTTGGGGTAAAGTCGCTCTTGCTGCTGGCGCTGTAGCTCTTCCTTATCTTATGAAAAGGTTTGGAAAACCTGCAGTAGATAAAGAACTTGATAAGCATAGAAAGGCAAAACCGAGTGATTATTCGGTAAAGGGTGGTCTTGGTGCTTATGCCGCTAGATCGAGAACGGGTGGTCTTGAGAATCTTCCCCCAGATTTGAAAAGACAGTATATGGGTAATTCATATGACCCAAAAGGTGAACTTGTAGAAAATAATGTAGTTAAGACTAAGGGTGGCGCATCCGATAGAATTGATATAGAATTTAAAGGTGGTACAAAACAAACTATAATCCCAGGAAAAACAAAAATCACTAGTCCTGGTGCCAAACCAAAACCAAAATTTCGTGTTGATAAAAATGGATTAAAGGGACCTAAAAAACCATTAGGTGAAGAAAAAGATGCCTGCTATAAAAAGGTCAAGTCACGCTATAAGATTTGGCCAAGTGCTTACGCTTCTGGTGCATTAGTCAAGTGTCGTAAAGTTGGTGCTGCTAACTGGGGCAATACGTCTGAGGGATATGAGTTCTCCAACTGGAGAGATGATTTTGCTCCAATGGAAGTTGAATCTGTAGATATCGTTACCCCACAACCACTCCAACCAACAAAAGGAATTGGCAGTGAAATGCTTGGCGAAAAATGTTGGGATGGATATGTTCAAAAGGGTATGAAGAAGAAGGGTAAAAAAGTTGTTCCCAATTGTGTGAAAGAAGAAGAGAAAAAGGTAAAGCGTTGGTGGGATGACGACGGTGATGGTATTGGTTGGGAAGAAGGTGAAGTAAAGAAGTCTAAAAAGAAGAAAAAGACTAGAAAGGAAGGATATTCCAACTGGAGAGGTGAACTTTCCGAAACTAAAGAACCTATTGACATTAATAAATCACCAAAGAAAAGAGCACAACAGGATGCAATGCGTGATATGGGAAGTACACCATATGACCCAAATGAGGGTAGAAGACGTGGTAAGAAAATCTTAGATCGTCTCCTTGGACAACCAGACATTCAAGACGAATACATTCCTGAAGATTGGCAAAAAGTTAACAAAGGAGATAAGACTGATGGTATGAGTCAAAAAGCAGTTAATGCTTATCGTCGTGAGAACCCAGGTTCCAAACTCAAGACTGCTGTAACTGAAAAGAATCCTGGTGGTAAGAGAGCAAAGAGACGCAAGTCTTTCTGTGCTCGCTCCAATGGTCAGAGAAAGATGCACAACATCGATTGCTCTAAGACCCCAGATAAAGCAA